CGACTCAGTATCTGATTTTTGCCCTTCGACAAAAAGTTTTCCATACTCCGTGAAGACATTGACCTCTCCTCTCTTAAATCCTGCTAATGCAATCTCTAAATGCGATTCCACATTATTTATTTGTATGAGATTATAAGGCGGATAATTTTTTGTAGTCTCCTGAAGATTGAATAGACGATCAAAATATTCGTCCATTCCAATACTATTGCGCGTGATTCTTTCCATCAGTGCAGGAAGATCCGCAGCAGTATACCTTGTGAGGTTAGTCATTATTGTAGCTCCTTTTAAAGCGAGTTTGTATTGTGTGGACCCTTTCGGCATCCATTACTAATTATACAAGAAATAAAAAAAAGAGGTATCGGTAAAACCGAACCTCTTTTAGGGTGTTCCGACTTACGTAGAGATCGCACGAAAGATCTCAAATATATTTATGAGTCTTCTTGCTTAACTTTTTTACCGATATTATATTTTTGCTCCAAAATCCATTCATTCTTTTCTTTGTATGGAAGGACTTTGATTTGATTTAGTGGAGCAATATCATTAATGGATTCTGGTTTAACTACATCAATCAATCCCCAATCAAACAGAAGTTTAACAATTCTATTTCTTCTTTGAATGTCATTGACTGTAAGGTTCGTATTTTTACCATCTAAAGCAAATAGTTCTTTAAAATGAGTAATGTAATACTTACCCTGTTTATGTAGAATATGTGCGCTTTGATACAGCTTCTTTTCTTTTCTAGAAGCAACTCCAATTCTAGTCAGTGTTTCTCTAACTTTAAGAAAGTCATCTGGTTCTCCCAAAGTTATTTCAACCATCATATCAGGAGTCCATTTTACCTGAGGTTCAGTAATTCTATTTTCCATTTTGTCCACCAATTTCAAGTTTAGATTTTATAATGTTAATCTGTGAACTATTTAGTATTTTTAAAACTTGATGGGACTTTTCATCACTATAATGATAGTATTTTTTTATAGCTTCTATATCTGAGATTTTTTCTTTTTTCATCCAAGGAGAAAATCTTTTTTTCTTTCTAATACAATTTAAATAAAAATGATATTGCATATCCTTTGATAGATTTGGATACATATTCATTTCATTTGCATATAAAACGCAATCAATATGTCCAGACAAACACCTGTTAATGATATATGAAGGATAATCTTTTATGTTATCTGGATTTTCTTCCAGAACATTTTTCTTATCATAGTTTATGGAGTTTAACCAATCTTTTAGTTCCATTATTTAAAAACTGCTGTGACACTTACAATCTTTGCTCCAGGGTTACGAGCAAGAGCAACATTTTTTGCATCTTGATAATCTGTAGCGATTATTTCTTCAAAAAATACTTTTCCTGCCTTATACAACTTTACTTGACATTTCATAGTTAAATAGCAAAAGTTCTTTACGTGTTTTTTGATTTCTCATATATTCTCCCACAGATCTCATAGTATATGTTAAATCAAATTCAGTTGCATTCCATTTCCCACCAGTAAAACGTGTTTTTACTAACTGATCTGAGTTGTAACTAATCAGTTGATCCATAGAACAAGAATCGCAATCAGTAGCAAACTTATCGTGATCAAATCCTTTATGCATTGATCCCTTACGCCCATAGAGATTATCCTTAATGTCATAAGGAGGATCGAGATACATAAAAGCATCTTTTGTTCCATCCATCAAATAATCATACGAATAATTAGTTATACGCCATTTGGAAATTAACTTAGAGTATTCAGGCAGTTTGTAGATTCCTCGCAAAGAAAAGTTAGAATTACTTGCTTGTGCTGAAAAAGATGAACTTTCCGTGAGACCACTAAAGGAACATTTGTTAACAATATAAAAAGAAACGGCACGATTAAAGTTAGATTCAGACTTATCATTAATATTTTCTTTTGATTTACGAAATAGTTCTTCAGCAAGTTCTGGTGTATTATATGCAGTTTTACAATCAACTAATTCATTTTTTAGATCATCACCAAAAATCTGAAGTTGCTGCCAGAAGTTTACCAAAGGTTCATATAGATCATTGACCCAAATATTTAAGTTTGGATACTTCTTTGTGATATGAATTGCCACAGAACCTCCACCCAGAAAAGGTTCTCGGAACTCATCGTAGTTACGAAGGTCTGGAAAATAAGGATCCATCTTCACGCAAGCACGAGACTTTCCTCCAGGATATCTCAAAGGTGTCTTAATAGATTTCATTTTAAATATCTCCTTTTCTATGTGGTGAGTTTTCTTTACATACAACCCAACGAAGATTACTTACATGATTATTTGTTGGATCGGCATCAATATGATCAACTATCATCGATGATCTAACAATTTCTTTAACAGATTCTGGAGTTACTTTCCATTCTTCATAAGAAACTGGAGGATTTTCATCTAGAGGTTTCCATGCTTCAATAACTCCTCTATGAATATCTAAATGAATTTTTGCTTTATTTTTGCTAGTATTAGTATATGCGTATTCATGACTAAGTAAATTTAAATCAACATATAGTTTAACATAAACACATTTTAAACGTTCTTTAGTTTTTTTGTTGCTTTCATACTTATAACAATGAGTCAATATTTTTTTAGATTTATTACTATAAATGTGACCATAGATAGACACATAATAATCTGGTATAACTGTCATAAATCTAATGACTGGTTTAAAATCTAAAAAACAACCGTGATCTTTAACATAAATCTGAATAGAATCAGTTTTTCCAAATAAGGTATTCATTTAAACTCACACTCGCACATAAGTTCTGTCAATGCAGCCAATAGATTAATTTCTTGATCTGCAACAAAAGCAATTTGATATTGATATTTGGCAATAATCAATACTGCAGCAGGGATACTTTTATTTTCGAGAGAAGTGTGTAATGCATCATAGATACGTCGAAGAAGTACCTCAGAGTCGTTATCTAGATTATTGACAACCCATTTTCGAACATCGTTGAACTTTTTATTTTTCAAATTTTTAATAAGTTCATTGATTGAAACATCAGATAATGTAGCTAGAATGCCAGTGTCAATTTTTCCTCCAATAGAATATCTTTGACATTCATTTAAAACTCTTCTCCAATCTGGAAAATATTTGTTCACTAGTTCAACTAGAACTTTTTCTTCATATTCAATATTTTGTTCTTGCAAAATTGCTTGAAGGCGTTTATAAAACTCTGCCGCCAACTTTGCTTTTTCTTTTCCTTTGATAGTAAAGTCAACAACGGCGCATCTTGAGTGAAGTGGTTCGATGATTTTATTTTTATAGTTGCAAGTGAAGATAAATCTACAGTTGTTATAAAACGTCTCAATATTTGCCCGTAGAAGGAGTTGTACGTCGTTTCCTGTGTTATCTGCTTCGTCAATAATGATAACTTTATGTTTACCAGACCCTTGAAGTGAAACGGTCGAAGCAAAGTTTTTTGCTTGGTTCCGTACCGTGTCCAAAAATCGTCCTTCGTCAGATCCATTAATGACATAACAATCTACTCCCAGTTCACTGCAAAGTGCTTTTGCTACTGTAGTCTTACCAATACCAGGAGGACCAGAAAGCAATAAATTTGGGATTTCTCCCTTATCAAGAAATCCTTTAAACGTTGATTTGATATGATCTGGAAGGATACAATCATCAATCGTTTTGGGTCTATACGATTCAACCCAAAGAAAATCAGTGTTGCTCATAATAAAAATTAGTTTGTTTCAAATAAGGTAGTTTGTGTTTATTACAATTCTAAATGGAGAATCAGTAGCACATGTTCCAGAGTGTAAAATATTTCCTCTAAAAAACAAAAGTCTGTTTTCTATGGAATCTACCTTTTCTTTTATAGTAGTTTTTCCATTAAAGGGAGTAGAATCATAGTGCTCTTCATTATACAATATTGTCGGTGCATTTGTCGAGTGCAAATAAAAAATAGATGTATAATGTTCCAAAAATGTATCTACATGAGGAGTGAATGTTGTAAGTTCTTCTCCTCGATAAGTAGTCATAAATGCATTCGATCTATGAATCTGAGTTGAATCTGGGAGACAAAAATATTTTTTTACTTGTTCATTCAAAGCACCAACATATGCTGAGTTTTTAACTTCAACATATGTATCGTCTAAACAAAAAATAAAGTTGAATCCATAAGAAGTTTTTTTTCCAGTAGTCAAATAATCATCTCTAGAAGAAATACTATCTAAAAATGACCAAGGTTGAGTCATAGATTTTATAGAACTTTGAAACTTTTTAAAGTGAATAGGATTTAAAAAGTTATCTATAATAAAAAAGTCTGGAGAAGATTTTACAACATTTCTTCCCCAAGAAACTTTATTTGAAATAGGTTCAACCATTTTCGAAAGAAGAATCTGGTTCTAAAGCAATATAATAAACTAGTTTATGATCTTTACTAGTAAATCTTGATAAGAGTTTTTTTGAGATCATGACTTCATATGATCCAGGAAGAATCTTAATATTTTCAGCTTTAAAATTGAAAACAAAGTTTAGATCTGTTTCACCTACAACAATAGAAAAATCATTAGAAGTATCATTTCGTTTGTCTCTTGCAACCAGTTTTACCACTCCGTCTTGACCAATAACAGATAGATCTGGTAGATGTAAAACTGCAGCTGCCTTTAGAATCTTTTCTAGTTGCTCGGTAGTAAGATCAAAATAAACATCTTCTGATGGAACATTGATTGCATTTTCTGGAGGAGTAACAATAACATTAGAGTCCGCAAAGAAATACTTTGACTTAGATTTTCCGTCACGAATAAGTGCGTACTCTTCCTTAAAATCAAGTTCTGGATTTTGATAAAGATCTAAAGTTCTAAGAAATTGATTAAGATCATAAATTCCAAAGTCTTTAGGGAACTCTTCTTCAACTTGAACTTCTGCAAGAATATTTTTCATTACAGAAATAGTACTAAGTACATTACCTTTCTTAAACAAAATAGATTGGTTAATGTCGGAAAAGTTTTTGAGAATATTAAGTGTTTTGTTAGAAAGCTTCATGCTAGTTTCTTTAAGTTTCATAATCAACGAAATTCAGTTAGTCCATTGTTAGTGCGAGAATAATGCCCATCAAAATGAATGAGAAGCATAGCATAATGAATGACCTTCATAAGATCAATCTTGTTACGACCATCCTTTTGACCGTAACGACTTCCATATTTTAAAATATTTGCTTGACAGAAATCTACAGCAAGTCCCTTAGCTGCCATCAGGTCGATTGTCTGAATGTCTTTATAGTTTGCTTCTTGACCACAATAGTGACTCTTGTAAGTTCCAGTCACATACTCCTGAATGTCTTTCAGGATTTTATCTTCATCGTATTTCCAAAGATGATTGGTAGGTTCAGTCATACTCACAGGTTTTTTTTCAATTTCAATCATGTCGTTTGAATTAATAGAGAAAAGATACTCAGATCCATACTCGTAGTTTTGAGGATACTGGTCCATAATAAAAAGAGGAGATAGTTTTATCTCCTCATATTCTATCAGAACGGAGGTTGTTCGTCAACTGGCATTTGGAAATCCGCATCAACCTTATCGTAAAGTTCCAGGAATGCTTGCTTGGTTTCTTCATCAAAACGATTCACGCAAACTTGGATTGCCTTTGCCTTATCTTGGAAGATACTGTAAGCACGGATGATATGAACCAAGCGGCGAGTGCTGATGATTTCTTCAATACCACCATCATAGAAAGTCTTGCGGATAATATCACCCCAATCAACCAGACGCTTGCAGAACTCACGATCCTCCACACCCAGATCCAGAGCGATACCCTCAAGGATCTTCTGCTCAGTTGCAGGAGATGGATAAGATTGCTCAAAGGTCACAGGGAAACGCTCAAGAAATGCTTCGTTAAGAACGTTGGTGCCAATGAAGCGACCATCATCAGAACCCTTACCTTTTGTGTTGGCGGTGGCGAACACATTAAAACCAGCAGCAGGTTTTACGAACTTACCAATCTTCTTCAGAAAGACTCCTTTTCCCTCAAGGACGGATTGCAAACAAAGGATTTTGTTGCTGGCGAGGTCGATTTCGTCCAGGAGTAGCACAGCACCTCGTTCAAGTGCTTCGATGACTGGACCGTTATGCCAGACAGTTTCGCCATTAACAAGACGAAAACCACCAATAAGATCATCTTCATCGGTCTCAATGGTGATATTCACCCGAATCAACTCTCTATTTAGTTGAGCACAAGCTTGCTCCACCGAGAACGTTTTACCATTACCCGACAGACCCGTAATGAACGTAGGGTAAAAGAGACGGGACTGAATAATCTTTTTAATATCAGCAAAGTTACCAAACTTGACGAAGGTATCATCTTTATCAGGAATGAGATTTTGTTCTACGGCGGAGAGAGCAGCAGGTGCCTGAAAAGTACGTTCGATTTCTTCTACCTTTTGTTGAGTTACTTCAAGATTCCACTTACCACGACCAACTTTATAATGAGCAATCTTGTTAGTTACTGTTTGGTAGTTAGAATCATTCATAGCGCACCAGGCACGAATATCTGCTCCAGTAACTTTGTTACCATAAAGAGATTGAAGAGAAGTGCGGATGTAATCAGAAGAAAGAGTCATGTGTGTGTTTTGTTTTGACTTAGTTATTATAAGGGGTAGTTGGGTGTCCTAGAGACCTATAGTGGTCAGTTTGCCAACTGGTTCTTGAGTTTCTCAAGGTAATCAGCACTAGCAATACGTCCTGTATACCCAGGATAATATTTTTTCACAAGTGCTGAAATGCCTATAGCAGTTGTGCTGCTATCACATTTAATCCATACTTCTTTTGTGTCGTATTTAACGACATGATCAAGTGGAAATTTAGTCTTCATTTTAATTTATAATCAGGATACTTTTCTCTAACCTTATCTCTAAATCGTCCATTAAATGTTGGAGGATTTAACTCTCTTTTTTGAGTAATAATCTTATTAAGATGATCGATATTCAAAAGTTTATCAATGTTGTCAGATTTTTTCATGCCACCAAAGAAATAAACTCACCAAGAACTTTTTTATTTAGTTTTTTGGTCTTCAAAGACTTAACAAATGCAGATTTGATTTGCGACTTGGTGGCACATTCAGCAACTTCAAACTCAGTATCTTGAGAAAGTGCTGTAGCAGACAGACCAAAGTAAGCATCATAACCAGAGTTTGTGATAGTAAAACTCTTCATTTTCTTCCAATCGCTTTGGATCTTTTCATACTGTTTATCAAGTTGAGAGTGATAAAGTTGAATGAAACGATGAGCATTACGACTTTCAAGAACACGAATACCAATGAAGTTCATAGAAGAAAACTTATCCTTCAGGTTCTTAAGCAGAGTGTCGGTGAAAGAATGATATCCATGATCAATATTATAAGTGGTTCCAAGTTTACGATCACGCAAGAAAGTAGATCCAGCATAAACATATCCAGTCCCAAGAACAGGATCTTTTGAATAAGAACGATGAACTTCTTTGTGATAAACAAGTTGGTTCGCTTCACCATCAGTTAGAACAATACACTGAACTTTCTGAAGTTTGTTTTCCTTCTGGAACTTGGGAAGGATTTGATGAAGAGAAATCAGTGCTTCATTCAAAGGAGTTCCTGAAAGACACATACGATTGGAGTAAGTGTAAGCACAACTATAAGTTCTAGCAAAACAATGAGCAAGACGCCAGATGTTAAGTAGTTGATGCTCCAGTTCTTTACCATTCACCTTACTGGTAAGAATATTCATCATGGAAAAAGTTTCATCTACAACTAGAAGATTTTCTTTCTTCTCATAATGGGGAGTACGGTCAGCAGCAAGATACTTTTCATTTTCATAATCATACTCACCACGACGCCACTCATTCGTGAAAGCATACACTTCAAAAGGAATGGAAACTTTCTTACAGAACCATACGAGATTGAAGAGTTGCTTACAAGTATCAACCATTACATCAGACATAGAACCACTCCAGTCCAACACAAATACCAGACCATGATTCTTACCATCAGGAATCACAGAAACCTTCTTGAACAAATCCTCATTATACTTATA